AGATAAGTAGTATTTGCAAAAGTGTCTGTTTTTTTATTAAGTTTAGCCTACACAATTTAAATTTAAGGAAGCGTTATGAACAGAAAGATGCTAAAGAAGTCTAGTAATAGAGATGCAGTGACAAAGTCCAGCCCTGCTAAAAAGTATTAATTAGGGGGTAAGAATGATAAGTGTTGGAATAAAGGTAGCCTTAAGATTGTTAAAGCGTCATGGATTAACTGCTGCTAAAACACGGGCATCTAGGCTTAGGATTCCCATGAAAGACTTTGCAGAAGCTAGAAATATGGCTCTGAAAGAGCCTAAAAAATACCTTCCTAAATGGGATAAAAGAAATAAAAGTAAAGTACAAAAAACTATAGAAAAAAGACAAAGAGAAGAAGATTTAAAGCGTAGGGGATATTAAATGGCTAAATTTGGCAAAACATCAAAAAGAAGGTTATCTACTTGTGAAAAAGATTTACAGTTATTGTTTGGAGAAGTTGTTAAGGGGTTTGACTGTAGCATTGTTTGCGGATATCGGGGAGAAGAAGCCCAGAATGAAGCGTTTAAAAAGGGTAACAGTCAAGCAAAGTACCCAAATGGTCGTCACAACGCTAATCCTAGCAGGGCTGTTGATGTGGCTCCTTATCCTATTGACTGGGATGATAGGGAGCGTTTCACATATTTTGCAGGCTATGTAATGGGTATAGCATCTCAAATGGGTATTGGTTTACGATGGGGCGGTGATTGGGATGGCGATACAGAGTTAAAGGATAATAAATTTGACGATTTGGTTCATTTTGAACTAAAGAAGTAATGTACGAAATAGATATAAATCATAGAGACCAGGGTAAGGTTGTATATACGATTTATCGTAAGCACGAGGCAGAATCCAATGGGATTGAATATAAATACTGGAAAGAAGCGGAAGAAGGAGATTATGCCGTCTCTGATGATGATTATGTTGCAAAAGTTATATCAAAAAGAATATACACAGCGGATAATGGGCGTGATAGTGTTTATATGCGTTTTCCTTGGGGCTATACCTTTTATAATCCTAAGTATAATTCTAAAAAACTTGTGGTGGCTGGGCGGAAAACTAATGTTACTTTTACAGGGAAAAGTTATATAGAGGTACAATCTGGTCAAGATAAGATGAAAAACCTGGCTCAGATGTTTGCTTTAAAGCCAGATTATGATTTAGCCATTGAATGGGCTCTTGGAGCTGTTACTCAGTCTCAGAGACGTAAATGGAAACGAACAATGAAATCGGAGGTCTTTAAGAGAATGGTAAGAGAAGAATTACAGAATCTACTAAGTGAGCAGGGTCTCACAGAGAAGTATACACTCGATTTGCTTGAAGATGCTATTAGAGTTGCTAAGGACAAGAAAGATGTCCCTAGTATGATGCGAGCCGTAGAGAATCTTCAGGATATGCACGGCATGAAAGAGAAGTATATGGAGAGAACTGTAGATAAGATAGAATCTAAATCGGTTACAATGATAGACGATATAGTTAAAGAAGAATCACAGATAGAGGCATCTAGAACAACTACTAAGCCTGTAGATGAGTGATTACGAAAAACGCTATGCACAACAGCAAGCGTTAAAGAAGTTGTATAAAAATATGGCACTGTTTGGAAGGTACTGCTTCCCAACAGCCCTCCAAAAGGAGATACCTCCTTTTCACTTCGATGTATACAAATCCTTATCCGATAACGAGCAACGAAGGGTCGCAATAGCGGCCCCTCGGGGCACAGCCAAGTCGACAACGACTTCATTAATCTTTCCCTTGTGGAAAGCAGCGTTTAAACGAAGCGATGAGGACCTGTTTATTGTTATTATATCAGAATCACAAACCCAGTCCATAAACTTCTTATCAAGAATTAAATACCATCTGTCTCATTCAGATACATTTAGAGAGCTATTTGGAGAAATGGGACCTAAAACAGCAAAGCGTTGGACTAATAATGATGTTATTCTAGCAAATGGTACCAGGATTGTAGCTGTGGGCACTGGACAAAGAGTTAGGGGATTTATTGAGGGAGATACTCGTCCTAATCTTATTATTGTAGATGATTTTGAATCTGAGCTTAACGCTTCTACACCAGAAGCAAGAGCTAAAAATAAGAAATGGATGACAGAAGCTGTTACTCCTTCTTTATCAGACGATGGGAAGTTAGTAATGATAGGTACTGTGATATCCGAGGATTGTTTTTTATATTGGATAAAAGAATCTAAAGCCTGGAATGTGCTGTGGTATAGTATATGGGATGATGACGAGGAAAGTATATGGCCTGAAAGGTTTCCAAGGGAAAGAATACTTCAAATAAAAGACGAATTTGCCAGTATTGGTAATTTAAATGGATTTTATCAGGAGTATATGAATATTGCTCAGTCGCCAGACAATGCTCCGTTTAAACCAGAATGGATACAACTTCATCATAACGACTTTGAAATACGTAATGGACAGGGAGTTTTAGTTAGAACGATAGAGGATGAAGAGAAAATTATACCTGTGGAAGTATATACAGGCGTAGACCCAGCTTCAAGTCTGTCCGCTAGGGCAGATTATTTTGTTATAGCTACAATTGGAATAGACAGTGAAAATAATAAGTATATTCTAGATATAACAAGAGAAAGGGTCAGCCCGTCTAAGCAGCCCGAATTAATTATTAATACATATTTAAAATACAAACCTAGAAGAATGAAGATAGAGACGACAGGCTACCAGGAAGCATTACGAGTAGGCGTAAGAGATATAATGAAGGAAAAAGGCTTATACATACCTGGCCTTGAAAAAGGAGTAAAGCCCAGAACAAGAAAATCAGAACGATTATTATCTATGGTTCCAATGTTTGCAAGGAAGCAATTTTATTTTAGACCAGAAGATATCAAACCTCAACAAGAATTTCTTTCTTACCCTAGGGGTAAGCATGATGATGTCATGGATGCGGTATGGACTGCGCTAGATGGCGCGAAACCTTGCCGAATTAGCGAATATACCGACACATCTGAGAAAAAAAGCACTAAGAAGAAATTTCTTGATTGGATGACACTATAGGAGTTAAATTTCAAAATGGCATATAGCGCAAAAAAGAAACTTTCAGGCAAAGCTTTAGTAGATGATACTCTTGATTTATTCAAGAGATATGGCGATAAACGAGATGCTTGGGCTGAGCACGCAAAAGAAGATAAAGAATTTAGATTAGGCAGACAGTGGACTCAAGAGCAAGAGGATATTCTTAACGCTAGAGGACAAGCTCCTTTAGTAGTAAATCGAATACATCCAGCTGTTGAAGCAGCAAAATCAATGATGTCTGCTAATAGACCTTCATTTAGAGTTGCTCCAAGAGAGGATTCTGATAATAAAGTAGCTCAGGTATTAAGTTCTTTATTGTCGTATATGTATGATATCTCTGACGGAAGAAGCGTCGTAAGGTCTATGATTGATGATTATTATGTTATGGGCTTGGGATATATACACGTTTATCAAGACCCAATGATGGATATGGGTAAAGGAGAGGTGTGTATTCACGATGTAGACCCTCTTGATGTATATGTAGACCCTAATTCAAGAGATAAGTTTTTTGAAGATGCAGAAAATATAATTATATCTAGACTCTTTACAAGAGACCAAGCAGCTCAAATGCATCCTATGTATGAAAAAGCAATAAAGAATGCGGCTAATACTAATGGTGATTTTGACCACGACAGGCCTGAGACAGGGAGAGCTAACGATTTTGCTGCCACATTTCCTGAAGATGTTGATAGAACTTTAAATACAGAGTATCTTCGAGGATATGAGCGATATTATAAAACTATTGAAGATAGATACAGGATTTATGAGCCATTTAGTAGAAAAGAATATTTATTTAAGGAAGATGAGTTTGAGCAATATGTTCAAAGACCTGCTTGGATAATAAATGGACAGATTATTACTGAAAAAGAACAGGCTCAACAAATTATGGCTCAAATGGAGCAGTTACGACTACAGCATGAAGCTCAAATGCAAGCTGGAATGAATACTATTGGGGTAGATAGTGATAGAGCGGCAATGCCAATGCCAGAACAGCCTATGGAAGTAGAAGAACTACTTTTTGCAGAGCTTATCGAAAGAGGACTGATTCAAGTAGTTACGACTCAGATTAAAAGAGTACAAATGTGTGTTATTATGGGAGACAAGCACTTATATTCAAGAGAGTTGCCTACTGATAAATACCC